GTCGGGTATAACGGGGAAGACCCACTTCACAACCTCGAAGATAAAGTGGTAATCAGACTTATTGACACCACCTACGAAAAAGCCCTAGAAAGAGCCAAGAAACTAATAGAGAAAAAGTTCTGGCTTTTAGCGGAATGTGTAGAATTTTATAGGGAGAAGTAATGGCAATACCCGCATCTGTGATATTTTGTTGGAATGGAACCCACGCAGGTATTCCTGCTGGTTGGGAGAGAGAGACCACGCTTGATGCTAAGTATCCTAAGGGAACTGCTCTTTCTGTTGACCCGAATGTTACGGGGGGTGCCGCTTCGCACACCCACACAGTTACAAACTCACACACACATACAGCCGGTGCACACACGCACACAACAACTGTAGCTAATAGTAGTGGTGGTGGCGTTACTACAGGAGCAACCGTCTATAACTCCACAGCACCCAGAGAACACCCGCACGCAACAGTCGTTTCTGGCGCAGTGTCCGATAGTACAGTTAGTTCAGAGACACCCAGCTACTCGTCTTTTGCAAACGACCCTCCTTACCACGAAGTTGTATTTATCAAGCCTACAAATCCTGTTAACGGTCTTGTGGACGATGGGATTTGTTTTGTGGACACTTCTTCAACTTTGGGGTTTACCTTTTGTGACGGTGCAAATTCAACACCAGACCTACGAAACAAATATTTAAAAGGTGCTGCAACCAACGGAGATGCAGGAACTACGGGAGGTACTTATACAAACACGCACGCGATAACACACACCCATACAACTTCCCACACACAGGTTACAGCCAGCGTGTTAGCTACTACAACACACGCAATAGCGGGTAAAAATGAAGCCACCTTCAATGTAGCGCACATAAACCACACACATACAGCAACGTTTACTGCTGCCACACCCTCTTTAGACGATAATCCAAGCATAGTAACAGCAGAAACAGTGGAACCCGCTTATATGAAACTAATCCCTGTTCAAAATAAAACAGGTGACCTTTTAGAAGTTGTGGGAATGATAGGAATGTGGCTGGGAACTCTCGCAAATATTCCTTCTGGGTGGTCAGAACTTCCTATTATGAGGGGAAAACATTTAAAATGTGCCAATACTACAGCCGAGGCTGGAACTAGCGGGGGTGCCAACTCGCACACTCACGCGGCTCAGTATCACACACACAGTTCCGTATCGCACGACCACGCCGTGACCATATCCGCCCACACGCACGGTTATAAATCTTATACTGGAGACAACTCTGGTGGTGTTGGAGCTAATTCTTCTACTACACACACGGCTACCACAGACAGTGTCGGTTTAACAACATCTAATACAAGTACCACAGCTAACTCTTCGTCTAACGAACCCGCCTATAGAACGGTAGCGTTTATAAAATTGACAAACATAATCTCTGGTGGGTCGTTTTTGTTTTCAATGTTATAATTAGTATATGCAAATTGTTGTACAGCACCCATCTTTAGAAAATCAAGAAACGAGATTAACAGCAGATGTTGCCGCGGGAGCGACCTCTAGTACGGTAGAAAATAATACAGGTTTTGCCACTAACGATTATGTTGTCTTTGGCGCTCTAGGCGAAGAGATGACAGAGATTGTTAAACTTACATCGGCCACGGGAACCACGACCCTAGGACACACTTCGGGGCCAATCTTTGCCCATTCGGCAAGAACATCCGTGGCACAAATTAAATACAACCAAGCCAAAATATACACATCAGACGCAGAAGACGGTACTTACGCTCTTTTAACCACAGTTGACTTGACTCTCGACCAAGATGCTACCGTCTATGATGACACGACAGGTACTACGGCTACTTGGTATAAAATAAAATATTACAATTCTACAACAACGGGGCTGTCGAGTTACTCGGTTGCAGTTTTAGGAACGGGGTACACAGAAGACTCTTTATATATGATGACCGAGGAAATTATGGAAGAGTTCGGAGATGCCGGTGGAAAAGACCTCTCTCAAGACGAGGTTCACAGACAACTTAAAGCGGGTGTCAGAAGAATTACGACAGAACTTTTCAAGACTTACCCCGATTATTTCAAAGCATACGCTACGCAAGACCTGACAGCCAGCGATTATGATTACACACTCCCCACGGGGTTTCTAGGATTTATGAGGATGGATGTAAATTATGATGGAACCACAGCAACAGACGCACACAAGGCTGAGTATATAAGCGAAGCCTTTGGTGAGCCCGACACATCTTATTATAAAACAGGTCCTATGGTTGCTATAAGAGGTTCTACCTTTATTTTAAGACCTACCCCAGACTCAACGGGAGGAAGGGCATTTATCTGGTACTGGGCTTATCCTACGGAAATGTCCACAGAGTCCTCAGAACACGGACTACCTTACGGGGCAAAAGATGTCTTAAAACATTACGCCCTCTATAAAATCTGGATAGCAAAAGATAACGAAACAGGTGTGGGAACACGCGGTTACGCTTACAGACAACTCTTTAAAGAAGAATTAGAAAATTATGTGGAGTTCGTAGCGCAGTCCAGACAGCAACTTAACACTAATAAAATAGGACTTGCTTTTGGGTCTGACCTCTACGATTGGTAATACGCAACACAAAACCGTTTATCTCGCAGGAGGAGTAAATAGAAACGTTTCTCCCTTTCTAATCGAAGATGGAGAGATGGCAGATATCCAGAATTTTTCAACTCCTAAGATTGGGGTTTTAAAAAAGGCTGGAGATTACACTATAAAAAACGCTCAGGTTACTGCCGCGCAAAACGTCCTCGGCGGGATAGACTTCCAACGAGCTGATGGTACTCACGAACACTTTATCGCTGTAGACGGGGCTTCTAATGCTGATATCTTAAAAGATATCACAGGTACTTGGACAGCACAATCACAGACTTTAACTGCGGCAAACAAAGTACGCTTTGCCTATTCTCCTGCTCTGGACACGCTCTTTTCTTGTAACTATGTTGATGATACACGTTCATATAACGGGACTTCGTGGTCAACTTCAACCAACGTAGTTGACGCCCCCAAAGCCAAATACATCATTTCCTTTGGTCAGAGAATCTACCTTTTAAATGTAACCGTAGGTGCAACTTCATACATTTCGAGAGCTTACCGCTCTTCCACAGTTGAAACCTCACCTATTACTTGGGATACCGTAAACGAGTGGGTATCCTTTGATGATGTTATTACCGGGGTAGGAAGGAGTGGGGAGAATATGTTTGTGGGGTGTCAAAACTCTTGTTGGGCTTTCACTTTAGAAGATGTTAAATATCAAGTGAGTGGTCACGGCTGTGTAAGCCACGACGGTATTGCCGAATATGGTGCTTGGGTGTTCTTCCCCTCAACCGACGGGATGTACGTCTTTGATGGAGCTTCGGACACGAATATTTCAATGGCTGTTCAAGACTACTGGAACGCCATACCCGTTGCCAATCTTAGCAGTATACAAGCGAAAGTGCTAGGCAACCACTTATACATATACATTGGGGATGTCACAGTTGACGGCAGAGCCCTGACTAACGTAGTCTTAGATTACAATATTTTACAAAACACTTGGACACGACTTGCCCTTTCAGAAAACGTACTGGATATGCACATTTATACAAAGTCCACAGGAAAGAAACTATTCTTTGGAAATGATGATGGAGAGATTTTCGAGATGTTCACGGGAGAAGACCAGAACGGAGTGGTATTCACCTCGTTTATAGAAACTCCTTGGTTTTATGGTTCGGGTCCTTTAGACATAGACGATTTTAAGGAATTTTGGGCGCACGGAGAACTCCTCTCAGGACTCAAGGTAAAGTACAAAGTAGACTCAGGAAGTTGGATACCTGTAGGGGAACTTAATGGGTTTTCAGATTTAGTAAAATTTAACGCTTCGGGTAAAAGGATTAAGTTCTTATTAGAGGAAACAAGTAAAGATAATATGTACGAGGTACACAGCCTCGAAGTGGGATTCCAGCCTAAGTTCCCCGAGAAAAAGGAGAATAAAGAGTGATTTCTTATAAGGACCTTGGATTTTCTTCTCTTGGTATAAGGACAATCGCAACCTATGTGCGTGACACCCCCGCTATAACGAGAGCCTCAGCACAGCCCGGCGCTGTTATTGCTGACGGTCTTCACGAAAGTGTTAATAGTTTAAAAATAGACAAAGATGGTATTTATTTAGGCACGGCAGTTCCTACCTACGAAGAGGGTAGAATCTATTACGATTTCGTGTCCCATAAATTAAAAGTAGCGGGACAGACAGGATTCGAGACTATTACAAGCTCGTAAGAAAAGGTATAATTATAATAATATGGCAAGTAAAGCAAAAGGTTATTCAAAAAGCGAAGCAGCGAAAAGTTTAAACATCTCAAAAGGCGAACTAGAAAAGAGAGCAAAGGCTGCTGGATTTTCCGACACCGAATCTTACTACCAATCAATCGGTGGAGTTTCCGCCCCCATAATTGATGCTATCTCAAAAGAGATGGTAGAACTCGACAGACAAATTGATGAACTAACTCCCTATCTTTCCTTAACAGACGAGGAAAAGACAGCATTTTTAAATAAAGCAATCGAACAAATAACCCCCTATTATGAGAGAAAAACAGCCGAACTTGAGGCTTCACTAAAAGAGGGTAAAGTCAGAACTGCTGAGGATATCTTAACTAACATCCGCCAGATTGACGAGGAAACCAAAGCAGAACTTCAAAGGTTTGACCTAAGCCAAGCTGAAACTGAAGAGGATTTTTTAAATAAACTAGCCGACATAACTTCAACTAAAGAAGAGGATATAGCGGTCAAAAGAGAGGACTACCGACAGAGAATTGAAACCTTAAAAGCCAATCAAATCCAGTCAGGGACTCTAACTTCAGGCATTGGCGCGAAGAAAAGAGCAGAGCAAGAAAGGCTAAAACAGATGGAAGAAGCCATTGTACAACGTAAAGCGGAGGCTGACACTACTGCAGTAGAGAGTGCTAAGAAATTTACTATAGACCAAATCTCTCTCGCCAGACAGGCGGCAGAACAGCAACGAATCAGAAAAATCGGCACCCCCTCAGAAGTGGCGTCAACTCAAGCAGAAGCCCTACAAACAGCGGGACTTCAGGATATTTCTCAACTTAAAAGTCCTGAGGAACTAGCAAGACAGCGTGCTGAAAGAGGTATAAATCCCTCGTACGACAACACCCAGTTACCTGAACTTCAGGCAGAGAAACAAAAAGCAGGAATTGCTACCGCGCAAGAACTACAGGCTGACGAACTTGCCCGTAGGGAACAGACTTACGGACTTCAGAGAGATAAAATTATGGCAGAAAGAGCAAGAAAGGCCGCTAGTATAGCCGCCCTAAGAGGATAAATATGCCCGCAACAACAACAGATTATACAAAAATTAAAGAAGCTCAGAACAAGGCAATCTCACTTAATACCGAGGCTGCTTCATATACTGCGGGTTCTAACGTATTAGGAGACCGTGTTATGGAAGCCGTTAGAAATGCCCGTACTGAAAGGGGGGTGTCAAAGTTAGCGACTGATGTGGGAAATGTCTCAGGACAAATGGTCACAGACCCCAACGCTATAAGAGCAACACAATCGGAAGGCTTAATTGACCCTTTTAGCGTAAATCAACTAACTTCGAACGCCCGCGCTCAGAATCTAAGGACTCTAGGAACAATATCTACTCAGGAGACTTTAAACCAAGGCTCAATAGACGAAGTAATCCAAGCAGGAGCCAACAGACTCAAAGCTAAGGCTGCAACACTTCTCGCTGAAGCC